AATGTTGCGCCTTCACTTGAATTGGTACTACGTGCAATCTTGGCCAAAGCATTGGTCTCTGCATGTAGTACTTCACGTTTGGTTTTATTTCTTGTCCAACCGTGAACAGTTTCGGTATATCCGTATTCCTTCATTTGAAATTCAGTATAGTAACATTCATCTTTAAGGACATATTCAGTGTCCTCACAGTTGTTATCCCAACCTGAAGGCATGCCATTATAACCGATGCCAATGATTGTATTATCTTTTACAACAACACATCCAACGTGCAATCTTTTTGCAGAAGACAGTTCGGCGTAGACTTCAGCAGTCTTCATGTGTGCATCAATAAATTTCTTTTTCATAATATAGTAAGTGGGGCTTTCGCCCCACAGTTTTACTCAGTCAATAGAGTTGGTTTTGAGAACGCAAGTTGCTCACCAATCTCAATCTTCCTTGGTTTTTTATGGTCAGGAATTACATTCTCCAAACCAATCTTCAAAATGCCGTCTTTGAATTCGGCACCACGCACTTCCATAGTATCAGTCAATCTGATATTCTTAGTGAAAGAACGAGCAGCAATACCACGATAAACATAATTTGCTTCATCTTTGGTGTTCTTCTCACCACGAATCACTAGATTACCTTCATCAAGTTGAATGTCGATTTCATCTTTTGAAAATCCAGCAACAGCCATTTCAACGACATACTTGTTGTCTTCTACTTTGATGATGTTGTGTGGAGGGAAAGATGATTGGACTGTTTGACCTTTACCAACGAGTTTCTCCAACTCAGTGAATAACTGGTCAAATCCAACGTATGATGGATACAATGCTGAAATACTTGTCATAGTTTTCTCCTTTAAAAAGCAAGTTTAAAAATAGATACCCCGAAGGCATATCATTAATCCAGCTTACCGACTACTGGGGTACCTTATCGTTGTACCGGCTTTAGACGCTCCTAAGGTAGTAGAGTCTTTACGTTCCCATCCCGAGGGAGTATTTTTATTTATCCAATTTTACAAAAGCTTCACCATTCACAAAGTATTTTCTTTGTGGATTTTCTGCTTTGTATACCTGGATAAATGTCATTGTACTGTCTTGTCTTTTCTCAAACAAATTACTGGTGTACACCACCTCACCAGTATAAATGTTTTTCAACTTTTCAACTTTTTCTTTCACTTGTTTCATAATATATCTACTTACTGTGGTGTAATCTTCTTACCAATATTGTATTTTGGTACCAAATTCCATTCATCTTTCTCTTTGTGAGAGATGATTTTGATTTGGTGTAATGGTGCAATGTTATCACCCATCAATTCTGGATTAGAAACTTTCACCAAACCCCATTCTTCTAATAATCTTGCAATTGCATTTCTTCTTTGAATATCATTCTCTGTAATATCGGTTGGTTTGCCATCCAATTGGAATAATTCTTTGAAGTGTACAATATAATATTTACCTTGTTTGTGTAAAATGTGGCATGACTGATACAAAATCTTATCTTTACGTGAAGAAACACCGATTCTGGTTAATGTTTCACGTACCTTTAAAAAATCATCCTCTTGCTTTAATTTAACCTCAACAAACTTGTTTAAATCTACCATATTATTTCCTCAATCCACCGATACCGGTTTTTTCTTTTAATTGTTGGATTTGTTCATTAGTCAATAGGCGGAGTGCTTCAAGTGCTTTCGTATCAGAAAAACCATAGACGGTTTTAATGCATTGTATATCTTCACTTTTATCAGACTTAGCCCACTTTACGAACGGTCTTTTCTTAGACCTTATGGTATTTAGTGTTTTAATAATTTCATATAACATAACAATTTTTCAATATCAACTATACCACAATCATTCTTTAACCGATTAGCTTTGAACGATATAATCTGTATATTGCCTTTTACATATCCTTTACTATTATCAATCCTATCCAATGATGGTGACTTATCTGTTGGACCTTTACCGACACCGACTTCAAATTCAAAACCAAATACTGGACACAATTTTGGTATTTTGATATCATCCAACTCTATATTAAATTCTATACCAGTTTTCTCAGACCTTTTCTTAGCCCTCCACCACATAGATTTTATAAACTTCAATCCAAGTTCTTCATATTTCTCTTTGTGTATTTTTCTATTATCCAAAGATTTATTTTTGATATTAGCACATTCTACACATCCCATGTTTGAAACATATTTTTGAGATATGTGTCCTTTTTTACAAGGTTTACCATTGAAATATCTAAAGAAACCTTGTTTTTTTGCTTCTTCTCTACTTATTATTTGCATAAACACCTCACAATATTAGTTAATATTATTTAGTATTTTTTAGTCCTCCAATGGACATTTTTTCTTTCAAAAGATATATTTGTTCATCGGTCAACAGGCGGAGTGCTTCGAGTGCTTTTATGTCAGAAAAACCGAAATGAAATTTAATTGCGTCAATATCTGAACTTTTATCAGACTTAGCCCACTTTACAAACGGTCTTTTCTTTGAGCGAATAGTGTTTAACAAAAAGTCATTCTGTAGTTTCTTGTCAATGAATGACCTGCGGTTCATCTCATTCGCATATGATACACAGTCAATCTGGTAAGATAACGAACGATTGACCAGAAAAGGAACGTATTCCGATTCAGTCACATCATCAACAATTAACTGTTTCTTTCCTTGTAGTATTTGGTTAACATAATCAAACGGATTCATACTGGTACCTCCAATGGAATCTTGATACGTTCAACATCATACCAGGATCGACATACTGTGCCATGGCCATATTGGTCATGTTCCCAAATCTGCACTTGTAGTTTAACCTTAGCAATTGTACCATCATCATTGGTGTATTCAGCAACACGAAATTCATATGACAATGGTTTAGGTGCAGTCATTGTATTCAAATTTACCATACTAACATCCTCATTAATCCGATGGTATCAATTGTGGTCAGCAAGATGTAGTTAGCCAACATGCCAAATGATTTCCTAGTATAAGCAGCCCAAGCATAGAGGGCGCAACCAAGGATCCAAATAGGATAAAGAGCCAGTAAAGGCGGGGTGGGGACGGTGACTGCCATAGTGATCGCACAGCCCACGCTAATAGCCCAAGCAAGCAACTCAACAGCAAAACGAAACCGATTGGACTTAAAGTCATTTTGTATCCATGTTATAGTTGGTTTGAAAATATCATACATTTTCTCTACCAATCTGTTCATCATAGTAATGAGTCAGTTGTTTGTATGCCTTAAGCACAGATTCAGGAACAATACCATCACCATACTGGTGTGTAATTTGTGCAATAGCAGCACTCAATTGACGAGACAATTTAAGTTCTTCTGCTGTGCCAATAGGATGCACTTCAAAATCGTTGCTCATTTGAATTCCACACTTACCATCAATTCAGTCAAACAGGCCACAGTGTTAATCTCTGGGTCAGCAACGAATGCTTGTTTGTACTGATAGTCAGCAATGATGATGACTGCTTGAGGAATACTTTGTGGTTTCAGAACGTCATACAGACCATCATACAATTTACGGTACAATGTTGCAGCATCAATCTCAGTTGTCGCAACCCATTTACGAATTGCACCGAAATCTTTCTCTTTGATAAACTTGACGATGTTTGAAATCTCAACATCACCCAACTGAACAAGAATGCCAGAATCAATCTTACCAAACTGAGAATACCTCTGTATCTCATTAATGATACGGCGAAAATCTGGAAAGTGTTTCTTAACCAGTTCAGCAATAACAGCGTCTTCATACTCAACTTTTTCACTTTGTAAAACCGACTGAATTCTCTTAAAGAACGAACCAGCCATCTTGGCTTTCTCACCGTTCTTTAAGCCAAACTCAATCACCGCACAACGAGAGTGCAGTGGTTCAATGATGCGGTTCTTAAAGTTACAAGTAAAGATGAACGAACAGTTACCTGCAAACTCCTCAATTGCATTACGGAGAGCAGGCTGTGTAGAATTCGGATTTAGATAGTCGGCCTCATCGATAATGATAACCTTGCGGCCACCAGATAGAGACATAGAAGAAGCATAGTTCTTAATCTTGGTACGAAACACATCGATACCAGATTCATCAGAGCCGTTGATGACAATATAGTCACAGCCAATTTCATTGCACATGGCTTTGGCAACAGTTGTCTTACCGACACCTGCGCCGCCACTCAACAGCAAGTTGGGAATGCTTTTTTGGTTTACGTATTCCTGAAACGGTGTTTTCAACCGTTCAGGTAAAATACATTCTTCAATAGTCTTAGGACGATACTTCTCTGTCCATAATAAATGATCCATGATTCACAACTTCCATAATATAAAGATAAATTATAACACGACCCGAAGGCCGTGTCAAGTCAAATTAGAATGGTATATATTCTGATTCACCACTCTTCACATCTTGCGGTAAGAAACCTTCAATGTGCCATGGGAATTTACCATTCTTTTCATAGTAATTAAACACCTTAAGTAGAGACTCTTCCAAATTTTGGAAAGTTTCAACCATCTTATTACGGCGTTCAATCACACCATACTTTTCAGTGGGTGATTTTGTGTGCAAAGTAAAATACGATTCATTGCCTGATTCACCAAATTTTTTAATGGCGTTCATCAACATCTCATATTCGTATCCTTCCAATACAGACCAGCCATTCATTTGTAAATTATGGTCATAGTTACCAGATACAACATATTCGGTTGTTTTTGAAATGAAATCATTTACGTCAGTTGCAGTATAAGTTACCACATCTTGAGCAACAGCACATCCAGTATTTTTTAATTTGCGAACAACATCTCTAACGATTTTAGATTTGGTTTGACCATGCATATAGGTGCATACATCATTCACATAATCAACAATACTCTGTTCTTCTGGAAGAACCAATTTTGATTTGTGTTCAATCAAACGAACAATAACATTGACCACATCATCTTCTGTTGAAGCTAAATTAGGTGCAAAGTTATTTTCTTTTAATTGGAAGGTGCGAATTGAATCTTCATAACCATAAGAAGAACCGGCTGGAATTTCATATACATCAAAAATCCATTCATCAAATCCTAGATTACGCAAGGCTTCAAATCGGTGATTACCTGTTACCAATTCATATTTGGTAATCTCACCATTTTCATTTCTTGACTTGACGCGAACCGTAAGTGGCATCTGTGAATAGTCGATGCCTTGTTTAAAGGATTGTTCCAATCTTTGAATGTGCATTACGTTTTTACCTTTAGAACGGACGGAATTGTCACTCTTAATTGGTGCAACGTAAATTTCGGAAAGTTTAATTTTGATCCTGCCTACGAACTTGGTTCCAGGTGAATCAATTGTTCCAAAAGTACACTTTTTGGGATCAATATTTTTGTGGTTGAATTTTGGGTTTGTCATGTGTTTTCTCCATTAATTTAAACCGGCAGGTAGAAAAATTTTCTAACAAACTGCCTAGTTTTGGTTACGAGGAATGTTCCTCACTAATATATATGCTTATTCTTTAGAAAACTTTGAACCGGCTTCGGTAGTAATCCAATATTGCAGGTCTTTGCCCCTATTGCGTAGGTGTGAAATACCTTTTGAGGAAATATTCACATCATAAGCACCAGGCATAACCTTGCTAATGTTTTCTGTACGGAAAATCATCTTGTATTTTGTACCATTACCATCACCAAGTTCAAGGCAATCAGTGTGTGCGCCGTCATTGGCTGTGTCTAGTGTAATCAAATTAATTTTAGAACCATCAGATTCAACGGCAATTTGTGGTGAAGACAACACATTAGCTGCACGTAGTACCCAATCCAAATCTTCAGCCTGCAGAGTGAAAGTAATCTCAGGATTTGGTACCTGCAATTCTTTCTCTGGTGCTGTAACAATCATAGTTGGGTCACAGAAACGATACTTGATTTTAGAACGGCCTTTGTTGCCAACAATAACAACGTGTTTGTCATCAAACTCAAATGTGGTATCATCTTTGTGTAGTGATACAACGGATAAGAAATTGTTGAGGTCGTATACACCAAAGTCAGCAGGAACATCTTCTGTGATGTTGACCTGTGCTAGGATGTTTTTGTGTGAAGACATGGTCTTCAGTGTATTACCTTTGCGAAAGTAAATACCTTGGTTAATTGCACCGAAGTTTTTCAATACGTTCAGTGTGTCATTCGATAATTTCATAATATACTCCAAAAAATTAATTATATATGGTTTAGTCAGCTTTGTCAAGCGAATACTTGATATCGTGTTCATACAAAAACATTAGGCAACACATTGCATGTGCCAAGTGATGTATGCCAGATTCGGGGTCAAGTTGCTCACCTTGTCTCCATGCCCAAAGATGCCGTTGTAATGCATCAAAATACCTGCGTTTAGAATCAGGTACTTTTTGCCAATTATCACGTTCATATTTTTGAGCACCAAAGGTAAGAACTTTGACCGTTTCCTCTAGCGCAAGGGGTGGCAACAAACCATATTCTAGTTTGCCACCATCGTACTTACGACCTTCAGCCATTACAATCTTCCAGTCAACTCAGCTACTTTTGGCATATTACCTGAGAAGGCATATGTACCAATGTGTTGTGTCTTCATCCATGGGCACAAGAAAATATCTCCACCCATCTTACGCCACATCTGGCAAAACATGTAATCTTCACTTAGATAACGCTCAGAGCCACCACCTGTGATGGAGTCTTTGGTGTCAATCACAGTATCAAAGTATGCATGAATGTACCGTGAACCATCAAAGTGGGCCTGACCAACATGGTCTGGTTTGTAACGAATGGTTGGATACTCGATAGCCATCTTATCAAAGACTTCACGCTTAACCAACATAAAACCAGTACCAATTTCCATCACCTCAAGTGGTTCGGTGACCGAGAATTGTGATGTGCCTTTAACAACGTTGAACACATATTCGCCAACCAATGTTTCCAATTCGCGTGGCTCCAAATTTGGATGATTGCGGGCAGCATGTGCAATATTATTCCAATTGATAGATTTCTTGGGGTAAGGACCACCAATAACATCTTTGTCTAGTGCCAATAATGCGACCACATCTTGTGGGTTGTAATGGATATCAGAATCCAAAAACAATAGGTGTGTGCAATCTGAGCGCAAGAATTCATCTACGAGGTAATTTCTTGCACGTGTAATGAGTGATTCATTAAATAGGAAAGAGAACTTAACATCGACACCATAACGTGACATAATACCTTGAAGGTCTAAACAAGACTTCAGGTACAACCCGTGTGCCATGCCACCATACATTGGTGTAGCCACAAAGAGTTTATTTTTCTTCAAATCTTCAACTTTGACTTGTATTTCCATAATTTATTCCATAAAAAAAGAGGAGGGATATACTTATATATATCACTCCTCTTGCTAAGAGACTACTCTTTTAGGCGAATGTTGACATTCCTGCTGTACGAAGCGCTTGCAGGCCTGCAGCAACTTGACGCTTAGTCGGTGTGCCTAGGCGATAGAAAGAAACTTTCTCGCCGTCAGACTTGACACGTTGGTTCAAGTAAATAGCATGACCTTCTTCACGCAGTTCGTTAATGCGAGCAGCAACGTTCTGAACGTTGAAACGGGCACGAGCTTGGTTGATGGTCAACGTATTGTAACCATCGGTTTTGCTCAAGTAGGACAAGATTTTTGCTTTAGCGGACATAATAACTCCAAATTTTCAAATAATAAAAACAAACCACACTTCAAATAATTCTGAGAGGTGGTTCAATCTCTCAGAAATTCTATTATAACAAAACTATCGACACTTGTCAACAGTTTTCAGGCAATTAGAACGGAGGTTCTTCATTGTTTACCGTATTAACATTCACTTGTTGGTTACTAGTGTTTGCACCAGCATCCAACTTGGCATACAAATCGATGAACGACAACTTGGTATCGGTATCAAAACGATTCAAACAGAGAGCAATTGCTTTCATGCGGTCGCCATGCACTGAATATGTTTTGCAAATGTGTACCAGACGGCGAGTGGAGATAATCTCATCAACACCACCTTCAGCAAACGTTTTGCGGATTACATCAGCCCATGTTACCAATTTCTCGGCGAATTCATCATCAGATCGGTTCAAAGAAGCCAATTCTTTTTTGATGATTTTCTTTTCGATATTTACAGGAGGAAACTCTTGCTCATATGTATTCAAAAATCGTTCGAGGAAGGCTTCATTCAAAACATTGGTGAACATGTAACGACCATCTTCTGAACCTTTACCTTTTGTATTGGCAGTAGCCACAATTGTAAAACCTTCAGCAGGCGCAACCATTTCATTCTTCTTTTTAAGCAAGAAAGGTCTGCCTTCTAAAACACGTTGCAGGCAGGCCAAGTTCTGAGCAC